CGCTAACTTGTTTCACTATGTTGCCGATGCTGCCACTTCAATGGAAATGGTTTACCCCGGTACTAACATGAAGTTGATCGCTGTTGGTGGTTTGAACGGAACTAACAAGATTGTTGCTGGTTCTTTGAGCAACTTCTTTATGGGTACTGACTTGATTGACGAGCAAGAAGAAGTGAAAATGTGGTACAGCATCGACAACGATGAGGTTCGTGTTCGTTTCACTTTCAAGGCTGGTGTGCAAGTTGCATTCCCCGGAGAAATCGTTTACTTCACCCTTTAATCTTCATAAAATATGCCCTGTTTACTCACACAAGGATTCACTCTTGATTGCAAGGATGCAGTCGGAGGTATCAAATCAATCCACCTTATCACTTGGGTTGATTCAAAATTCACAATTGCAAGTGGTGAAGTAACTGGCACAACCGTTGCAAGTGGTGATGTTTACGATTACGAGTTGCCGAAAGGTACTGGATCATTGACCATCACCACCAACGTATCTGTTGAGAACGGAACATCATTCAATCAATCGGATGTTGTTTTCAAACTTCGCAGATTGTCAACCACCAAGCGTAACGAAATGAAGCTCCTTGCTCAAGGTCGTTGCTATTGCATCGTTAAGAACAACAACGATGAGTATTGGTTGGTTGGTAAGGAGTACGGATGTGATGTGACTGCAATGGTTGCGAACACCGGTACTGCTATGGGAGATTCCAACGGTTATGAAGTTACTCTTTCCGCTATCGAAGCGGAAGCACCTTACAAATTGCAAAGTTCAGTTGTTACCGCTTTGGGTATCTAATTGATTCTTGTTTCATAGGTCAAATGGGGAGGGCAATATGCTCTCCCTTTTTTTGTTACATATTTTGTCTCTCGCTATTTTGTAGAGATGTTGGTAATTGAAAAAGCGGAATCAAAGAATTGGTATTTAACGCTGACTGAAAAAGTCACGATTTCAAATCCATACTTCCTTTTCAACCTTACCCATCTATTAACTGATCAAGTGGTGAATGTAATCTTGACAGACATCTCAACTCACAAAGAAAGATACAATCAATTTGCAGTTGTTGAAGGCACGACATTCACTCTCTTAAATGGTGAGTACGAATACAAGGTTTATGCTCAAACATCGGCAATCAATACCAATCCATCACTTGCCAATGAGCTTGTTGAAACTGGTATCTTGAAATGTCAGTTGGTTGAGCAACCTGAAGTGTTCTATTCCCCAGCGTGAACAAACAACACGACATATTGCCAACATCACCGGTTGATGTATTTGTTAACTTGGCAACTCAAAGTGGTGAAATGTTTGTCACCCAAGATGGCGATTTTCTCGGATTTGAAGGTATTGCTTTCATTGATTCAAAAGAATACAACCCTACGCTTGTACAGAAGCAATCTAATCGCACTTTATTAAGCAAAGTATATCAACCTACGCTGAACAAGAAAAAGATTGATTACACGCTTAATTTGAAAACCTACAATTTTGTAGAATCAAAGAAGCAAAGGAACATTTCACAAAGCGAAAAAAGTTATGTTCCCAGTTTAACTGCAAAACAAAACAACATCACCGAGAGTGCGAAGAGTTACACACCCGGATTGAACGAGACAATCATTCAAGATACATTTGATTTTTTGATCACTCAAGATTTTCACTATTTGACAACTCAAGATGGTGACTATTTAGGTTTTGACAAAATCTTTATTGGCTATTTACTTACAACAAACAACGAGTTTATGAGAACTCAAGACGGCAACTTTTTAGAATTATGAGCAACAAGAGAATAACAGATCTAACAGAACTAACAACACCGACAACGGACGATGTCTTTCCAGTTGTTGACATAGCAACCAACACAACTACAAAGGTTCAATTGGGGAACTTGCCTGTTCCGAGTTCTGTGACAACCGCATTGGCTACCAAACAAGATTCACTTGTTTCGGGAACAAATATCAAGACCATCAATTCAACATCGGTTTTGGGTAGTGGGAACATCGCAGTTCAACCAACTCTTGTAAGTGGGACATCCATCAAGACGGTGAACTCAAACTCGTTGTTGGGTTCGGGTGATGTCGCAGTTCAAGAAACTCTTGTAAGTGGAACGAATATAAAGACGCTGAACAACACATCTCTCTTGGGAAGTGGGAACATCGTTTTGACTGCAAACCCAAGCGGTGTTGCGGGTGCAATTCAGTTCAGCAATGGAAGTGCGTTTGCAAGTGATGCCACAAATTTGTTTTGGGATGATACTAATAATAGGTTGGGGGTTGGTACGAATGCGCCAAGTGCAACCGCCCACATCAAAGGCAGTGGCACAACCTCCGCCACGACTTCGCTGTTGGTGCAGAATAGTGCGGGGAGAACTGCATTAAAAGTGGCAGATAATGGAGTTGTAACCATTGGTGCTGATGACAAGTCGGGGGAGCAATTAGCCTTTGTGGGTTTGTATGGTACTCGCTTAAGAATTTTAACAAATTCATCAGTCGATGGAATTAGTGGCAGTGTGATAAATTCTGCGTTAGATTTTACGAGCAACAATTTAATTCTATCATCAAAAGCAGCATCAACAACAAGCAATGTTTACGTAATTCCAACCAGTTTTACGAGTTTGTCTGGGTCTGTTTTGGTTAATACAACTACGGATGTGGCTTCTTCAGTTTTAACAGTTAATAGCACAACAAAAGGCGTATTATTCCCCCGAATGACCACAACCCAAAAGAACGCCATCGCATCACCCGCAGCGGGATTGGTTGTTTACGATTCCACAACTAACAAACTATGTTGCTACAATGGTAGCACTTGGAACGATTTATTCTAATTTTGTAGTATGAAAAATAACCTTAAAGAAAACGAAATGTACACAATGGCACATTACACAAGCATTGTAATGATGATTATGGCAATATGTACACTAATCATTAAATCAATTTAACAAATAAAAAATGAAAGCAATTCAAATCAATACAAGCGTAAACCTTACAAGCGGTTTATCAATCCCTTCAGGTTCAGTATGCGTAATCGCAGAAGGTTACGCCGATGTGAAAAGTCAAAAAGACGGAATCATCCCCGCCCAAATCGCAACCTTTGTTTTTGCAAGTGTTCAAGCATTGGCAGAAGGCAAAGCCCCGATTCAAGGCATTGAAGATTTTAACACCACTTTTTCAGGGTTGCAATTAAGTGTTACCAGTTATGAAAGTGATTCAGCCGAAACCCTTTTAATCAATGCGGTTTACTCTGCTTTAAATGCAATCTATTCCGCACAGGTCGAAATAATTGCTTTGTAAATAGTGAAAAACCTGAATGATACCACCGCAGCAATTGCCACCGCTATCACCGGTTCGTCAGCGGTCATCACTTTTGCTCAAATTTATCAGCCACTTGTTACTTTTGGGGTGGGGATTCTTGGTATTATTTCGGGCATTTTGGCTGTTATCTATTGGAGTAAAAAAATTAATCGCATCAAATGACCGTAAAAAAACCATCCGCAAATCCGCTACCAATTTCGTTTGATCAATTCCGAAAGAATCCCGTTGCTGGGGTTGCTTTCCTTGCATTGGTAGGTGTGAGCTATTTATACTATGATGTCAAGTCATCATACACAGAACAACTTGAAAATTCCAACAAGAAAATTGAAGCGTTGGATTTGAAGATTGATCGTCTTGGATATGCTCTCAAGAAATCCGATTCGGCATTGGCTGCTGCCATCACAGAACTTCGCATCATCAACACCGTAAAAAAATTATGAGGTACTTTGTCATTTTGTTTTGTCTGTTCATCGCAGCCATTGAGATTGCCTTCCCAGTTGGTGCAGTTACAACACCACCGATTGACGAGGTTGAAGCGATGTTGAAAAAGGTTGAATCAAATCTCCGTCAAGCATCAGCAGTTGTATCCGTAGCAAAAGCCAAAGGAGAAGAAATGGTTGAAGGGAAAGTGCAAGAAAAAGCCGAATTGAAAGAAGCCGTGGTGAATGCTGAAAAGAAAGCCGAAGCCGTGGTTCAACAGATGCAAGTTGTTCAAGACCAAATGGAGGTGTATGCCGTCAAGATGGTAGGTGCTGGATTGGATACCACAACCACACCAATTGAGTTCAAGGGAGTGATCTATGATGCGTATTTGAACTATCTATCGGAAGGTGGAAAGGAAGAATTTGATTATTTTAGAATGTACCTATGGCAGCCAAAGTAAACATCACATCATTTCGGGCAAAACCCAAAAACAAACTTGGCAGACATACCAAGCACAAGAACAAACACAAGAGTTCAAAACCATATAAAGGACAAGGCAAATGATAGACAAAATCAAAGTAGCAATGAAGGCGAAAGGATATGCCTTTTTTGAAAATGGGGATTACAACATTAATATCATCGGTATTCGCAACTCGGAT